CACCTATGAAAACGTTGCAACCGGCCAAAAAATAGCGATGGATTTCAAGGGCGGCGGGCGCTCAACCCCTGACTGGAAAATCAAGGCGAAACTGTTCGCGAAAAAGTTCCCGGAATATATTCTGGTGACATCTTATGACGCCGGGTAAAAAAATTTGCGTCGCAACCAAACTCGAACCCGTGCCTTACGGCAAAAATATCTTCCGGCTGGCGGGATTCGAGCGGGTCCTCTGACAAAAAAGAAGGAATGGTTTACAATTTATCCTGTTTACAAAGAGGCTATATGAAAATACGAGACCGAATCAAGGAATTTAGACGAGTTCCCGCGTCAAAACTCTTACCGAACCCGCAAAACTGGAGAACGCATCCTGCAACCCAAAAAGATGCGCTGCGCGGCGTCTTGTCGGAGGTTGGCTATGCTGGAGCGATTATATGCCGGGAACTGGAGACCGGCGAACTGCAAATAATAGACGGCCATTTGCGCGCTGAAACGACCCCCGACCAAGACATCCCGGTGCTTGTGCTCGACGTGAACGAGGCCGAAGCGAAATATCTTTTGGCGACGATAGATCCGGTCGGCGATTTGGCCGCCAAGGACAGCGCCATGTTTGAGGCCTTATTGCACGACGTGTCGAGCGCAAATCCGGCGGTTCAAGAAATGCTCGATTGTTTGGCGACAGAGGAAATTGATTTTGAGGACACGTCGAGCAGCAACCCCGCCCCGTTGCCGGTTGCCAAGCTTGAAATACCGCCAAAGGCATGGTTGATTTCCAAAGCGGAGGTCGTAAAAGACGTCAATTCCGCCTGTGAACACTGGGGAATCTCTGTAATATGGCCGGATTAGTCATAGGCAAACTTGGTTTCGGCAAAGACGATTTCTTTTACGGGATGGAACTGTGTCTACACAGGGCCGGAAGGGAGGCGCATGTTGTCAATACCATCACGGCCTCGGCGTGCGATGTTTTGCTTGTCACGGCGTTTTGGTATCTCGACGCCTATTTGTTGCAGAGCTTCCTTAGCGATGCCGGTATTGTCAAGGGGGCTAAACCAAGGCCAATAATCATTGTTGGAGGCATGCAGGCAACAATGACGCCGGAAGTGTTCGCCGAACTGGCCCATTATGTGTTCATCGGGGATGCAGACGATCATCTTGGCGGGATTCTTGACGCAATCGAAAACGGTGAAAAGCCCGATTGCGAGTATCTATACGAGGCCGGTGGAATCATCCCGAAACCCGCCGTATGCAGGCCGTCCGGGTTCGCAATCAACAAAGGCGGCAAGCGTGGCGTATGGAGGGTCGAAATTGCCCGCGGGTGCAAGTACAAATGCGCATTCTGCGCGTTGTCGGGAATCAAACCCTATACAGAGGTTCCAGCTAGCGAAATAGAATCAACAATATCGAGCATACCGAAGGGCGCATCGTGCGTTTTGTTTGCCCCGGAGCGATTGCTTCACTCCGAGTGGGACAAGATACAGGATATGGTTTCGCGCAGAAAATTGCACGACATGGGCCAAGACGTAAGGCTTGAACATCTACCAAAATGCGGAAAGCCATGCGCAAACATCGGCATCGAAGGGCCAAGTCTGAGGCTGAGAGCGCAAATAGGCAAGCGCTTTACCGAAAAGATGATATTGCAGAACGTCGAGGCGTGGCTTGCTTCGTTGGGCCGCCTTGGAATGCTGACTATGTATTTCATTGCCGACCTTCCGTCGGAAACCAGAGACGATTATGCAGAGTTGCGGGATCTGTTTCGCGCAATCGAGAAGGCCGAATGGAGTAGAAAGCTAACTCTAAAACCTGTCCTGAATCCACTTTCGCCGAAACCGTTTACCGCAATGCAAGACGCCGTTATTCATCCGTTCCGCGATTATTCGGCCATCTGGCGCGACCTGCAGAGAAATGCGCCGGTTGGGCAATGGGGATTCCGGGTTGTAGAAAGCATGGTATGGGGCCCTTATGAGCGCATCCGCGATGTCATTGTGGAACGAGGCAAATCTTCGGCTGGCAGAATGATAGCAAAGATGGGTAAAAAGGCCTTGATCGTAAAACCACAAATGAACGAGCGCAAAGAATTTGCACGGCAGCTTCTGGGGTTTGCCGCAAAACACGGCCTATCAGAGGATGTGCTGGGCATAGACGTTTCGGAGGTCTTTTGACATGAAAAACCGATTGCGAAAAACAGGTAAAAAGCGAACGGCGGCCCAATGGGAGAAGGATCTTGCGTTCATCGAGCCGCTGTACTGTAAAAATATACCAACCAGAGAGATAGCGCGGCGATTGTCGGCGGAGCGAGAGTATTCCCTAAGCCACACCATGATTGCCCGCGATCAGCAAGAGATTTTGCGCCGCTGGCGAGAATCAATAGAGGACATAGGCAAACACAAAGCGAAGGCGCTGGCCGATTTGAACTACGTCCAGGCAGAGGCGCTCGAACAGTGGGAGCGGTCGAAACTAGACGGTGAAAAGAAGATCGTCAAAATAGACGATTCGGGAAAGCGGAGCGCCGAATCTGTGACAGAACGGCAGTGCGGCGACCCGCGCTACCTGAAAATCGTCGAGGACGCGATCAATGCACGGGCCGATATTCTGGGATTCAAGGCCCCGGCCAAATCGGTAGTGTCCGGGCCGAACGCGGGACCCTGTATTATTCATGTGGTTTACGATGATAAGCCCTGACTCGGTTCCGCAGTCCAGACATTACGCCGTTCGGTTGCGAACGGCCCACGCGGAACAGGCGCGGTTCATCGAGGACACGGCAAAACGCAAAGTGATCCGGGCTGGGCGGCGCGGCGGTAAAACGGTTGGATGCGCGATACTGGCCGTGCGCGAATTTCTCAAAAACCGGCGCATCCTGTACGCAACCCCGACCGAGGAGCAAATCGGCACGTTCTGGTACGAGGTAAAGCGCGCGCTTCGCGAACCGATCGATGCCGGGGTGTACACGAAGAACGAGACGATGCACTTCATCGAACGCCCGTATACGCAGTCCAGAATCCGCGCGAAGGCGGCGTACAACGCCGACACGTTGCGCGGCGATTACGCAGACCTCTTGATACTCGACGAGTTCCAGTTGATGAACGAGGATGCGTGGGAAGTCGTGGGCGCGCCGATGTTGATGGACAACGACGGCGACGCCGTGTTCATTTACACGCCGCCGTCCGTGCGGTCTGCAGGCATCTCCAAAGCGCACGATAGGCGGTACGCATCGAAACTGTACAAGCGCGCCGCCGAGAACCACGGCAACGGGCGCTGGGCCGCGTTCCATTTCGCCAGCCATGCGAACCCGCACATCTCGCAAGCGGCGTTGGCGGAAATCGCGAGCGACATGACCGCGCTGTCATACCGTCAGGAGATCGAGGCCGAGGATGTGGAGGAGATCCCCGGCGCGCTGTGGACCCGCGCCAACATCGAACTCGACCGAGTGGACGTTGCGCCGGGCCGCCTCGACCGCGTAGTCGTGGCCGTCGATCCGACATGCACACGAACGGGAGACGAGGCGGGGATCGTCGTATGCGGCAAGGCGGGAGATCATTACTATCTGATTGAAGACCTGTCGCGCCAATCATCACCGGATCAGTGGGCGCAGATCGCCGTTGAAGCGTTCAAACGGCACAATGCGGATCGCATCATCTACGAAACGAATCAGGGCGGGGAAATGGTGGAACACACAATAAAAACCGTTGACCGGTTCGTTCCTTTACGCGGCGTCCATGCATCGCGCGGAAAGATTACGCGAGCAGAACCTGTTGCCGCACTTGCCGAACAACACAAAATACATCATGTCGGCATGTTCAACAAATTGGAAGACGAATTGTGTTCATATACGGGCGAATCAGGACAAGCAAGCCCGAACAGGCTTGATGCTTTCGTATATGCAATAACAGAACTGCATAAACGCGCTCCGGTAACCATATCGGCGCATTGACAAAACATAACCGATGGAGTAAGATTCAGCCATGGACAGAAAAGATTTGATAACCAGTTACGATGCGCTGATTTCCAAGCAGCCGTCGCATTCGATGCGTGTGAGGTATTACAACGGGGATCATCCAATAGCGTTTATCAACCCGAAGTTCAATGATGTCATTCGCAAAGGCGTGGTGTTCAAAAAGAACTGGTGCCAGGTAATAGTTGATGCCACGCTGAATAAACTGAATATCCAGTCGTGGAACGCGCCGGATCTCGACAACGACATGCTTGGCCGTGTTTGGAGAAAATATTTACGGCGCATCGAGCATGACATCTACCGAATGGCGCTCGTGACAGGCGAATCCTATGCCATCGCATGGCTTGGCGAAGACAACATGCCGCGGGTCTATTTCAATGACCCGCGAAATGTGCATGTTGTCTATGATGAGGACGCGCCGGAGCGCATGAAATTCGCCGTGAAAACGTGGATTTCAAACCGCAGGCGAATGTTGAACATTTATTATCCGGATCGCATAGAACATTATGCAGCCGTATCCGAAGATCCAATAAACGGTTCGGCGTTCCAACCGTTCGGCGAATATCCTGTTGAACCCAATCCGTTCGGCCAAATACCTGTTTTCCATTTTAGGGTATCGGACTACACGATGACAGGCGAACTCACGGCTGGCGTGTTGTCGTTGCAAGACGCGCTGAACAAGATTCTTAACGACATGATGGTCGCGTCTGAATACGCGAGTTTCCCGCAGCGTTATGCGATAGGCAATTTCGAGAAAGGCCAGACATGGCCAGTCGGGCCGGGGACGATTCTCGAATTGCCAGGCAGCGCACAGGGCGATCAACCCGTGACGGTTGGATCGTTCGCAACGTCGTCTCCCGATAATTACCTGCGCCCGATGGACGATCTTCGCGACGCAATGGCCGTGCTGTCTGCCACCCCACATTATTATTTTGTTGGACAGGGTGGCACGCCGTCCGGCGAGGCGATCCGCGCGCTCGAATCGCCGTTGTTGTCAAAAGTGCGGAGGCACCAGGCAGCGTTTGGATATTCTTGGGAATCGTTGATGAAATTCGTGATACGCCTTTCAGGAATGGATATTGATCCGGAGACGATTATCGAATGCATCTGGACAGATCCGAATACGCAATTGCCGAATACCGTTGCGCAAACACGGCTGATAAACAAGAACGCCGGTATTCCGATTTCGACGCAGTTGCGCGATGAGGGATGGACGCAGGAACAAATCGAGCAGATGTATACGGACATCAACGTCGAGGCAACGATTTCGTCCATTCCGAACACCGGGGCGATTCCGAAAACCGTTTCGCCAATCGTTGCCGCAGCCGCCCGTGTCCAAGCAAAAGACGAATTGTCTAAAGCGGCCGCATCGTCCGTAAGCAACGCGATGGATTCGGCAATGAAAACGGATCTATCCGACGCGGCGATAGCCGATCTCATGTCGAAGTTCTCTGGCAGACAGGTTCGTAAATAATCATGGCTGAATTGTTCACAGATGAGTTCATGGATGCGATCCGTGAACTGGCAGACGATACGCTTGATGAGGCCGTGCTTCGCGAGTTTATGACGGGTGTTTTATCGGAAGCCTATTATAATGCGATGACCGGTGCTACCCGGGCCGACATAATCGAGGAGGCGCGCAAACATGCCGCAAAACTCGTGAAGTATGTCAAAAAGGAGAACATCACGGCAATAGCGAATGCAATAGCGACCGGGCTTGAAGAACAACTTGGCGTTCGCGGAACAGCCCGTCTGGTGCGAGACAGCATCGGCTTGGATCCGCAACGCGCAGAACGCCTCGCGAAATTCCGCGCGGAAAAAGAGGCGCAAGGCCTGACAGGCGACAAACTCGATGCTGCCGTTGCCCGCGAACGCAAAGCGTTGCTGAACGAGCGTGCGATTGCCATCGCGCAAAACGAAATGGGCAAGGCCATCGAATCGGCCAATCTGAAAATGGCCATTGCAAACGGGTATAAATATAAGGCGTGGAACACGGTCGGCGATGCGCGAGTCCGCGAAAGCCACGTCATGAACGAGGCGGCTGGGCCGATTCCGATTGATGAGCCGTTTCCAAACGGTTCCATGTTTCCAAACGACGGAGTAGACGACATCAATTGCCGGTGTACACTGGTATACTCGACAGAGGCCGGATTGGAGAATCTTCGCGAACAATCGGCGAAATGGGCCGAGGACACGGCGGCACGCATGGCAGAGGCCGAGTTATAACGAAATGTGGATACCGATCTTCATCGACACCGAACAGGGTCCAATCATCGTGAATCTGGCGCATGTCAACTATTGCATGTCTACGCGGCATTGCAAAGAATGTCCCGGAGAACAGACAACGACAATTGTCGGACATCATTTTGAAGTTGAATCAAAAGAACCGCTTGAACAGTTCGCCGTGCGCGCGTTCGCATTGGCGAACATGAACGCGTCGGACAACGATGAACAGGCAAAGACGGATCTGGTGAAAATCAGAAACCCGTGGAGGGCATAAAACTTTGTATGAAAAAACCTGTTGAAAACGAAAAGGAAAGTGTGGTAGAACAATCGCGGTTTGAAGAGTCCGAACTTGTGCGTGACGAAATCCGGCGCAACGACGGATTCATAAAACTATTGCTCGCGCACCGGCGCATGTTGTTGCCGTTGCTACGATATGAGGAAGACGTGCTCCGGCGCGCAGGCTATAAAATTGAAGCAATGAAGTAGGCCAGCATCCGAATAGTTCGGATCATCGCCGCATCGAGCGTATCCAGCCGCTCGGTGCGGCGTTTTTTTTTGGCAAAACGACAACACAGGAGACAAAAGCAATGGCAAACGAACCACAGGGCACGGCAGGCGGAAACGCGACGGCAAACGCCGGAAACGGCGGGAATGCGGCGGGTTCGCAAACCGGAACTGGAACCAATCAGCAGTCGAGCACGGCAGATAAAACCGTGTTCACAAAAGAAGAGTTCGAACGCGAACTTCAGCGCGAGGCAGACCGGCGCGTAACCGAAGCCCAGAAAGCGTGGGCGGCCAAACAGGCCGAAATACTCGCAGCCAAAGATCGCGACGCCGAAGCCAAAGTGCGCGAACTCGAACAGGCGGCGAAAGAGCACGAAGAATATGCCGCGTTTATCGAGGCTGCGCACGTGGCCGGAATCCGTAATGTGAAAGCGGCCCATCTCGTTGCGAAAGGCGGCGGATATTTCGACCAGCGCGGCCGGTTCAACGTTGAAAAATTCAAACAGGACAACCCGGAATTTTTTGTCCCGGCATCCGCGAATGCGAACGCCGGGGCTGGAACGGGCAACAACCAAACACCGCATGCAAGCATGGATCGATGGATTCGCCAGCAGGCAGGCATGGCGGTGTAATAGGAGAACAATACGATGGCGTACAACAACATCATGGATCGTTCGAGCGACGCGGGCGCGCTGATCCCGGAAGACGTATCCCGCGAGATTATCAAGAACGTTCCTGCAAATTCGTTCGTGATGGAAAAGGCGCGCCGGTTGCCGGACTTGCCGCGCAACGTTCGCCGGTTGCCGGTTCTATCGGCATTGCCGACCGGCTATTTCGTTTCAGAAGCGCCGACGGCCGGGCACATCAAGCAGACCAGCGAGGCGAACTGGGAGAACGTTTATTTGACGGCGGCTGAAATCGCCGTGATTCTTCCGATCCCGGAATCGCTTTTGGCCGATGTGGATTACCCGCTCTGGTCGGAGGTATACCCGCTGATTCAGGAGGCGTTCGGCGTCGTGTTCGACGGGGCCGTGATCAACGGAACCAACATCCCGACCGACTGGAGCACGAACCTCGGCGGAGCCGGTCTGATTGCCCGTTGCACCACGGCAGGCCATGTTGTAAGCGCCGCATCGTTTACCGATCTGTACGATGCGATTCTGAGCGAGGGCGGATCGGCCGGACTCGTCGAGGCTGACGGGTTCCAGGTGACGGGCCATATCGCGGCGCTGACTATGAAAGCGAAACTCCGCGGCGTTCGCAGCACGACCGGCGAACCGATTTTCAACACGAATCCGGCACTGGCAACCCAGATGTTGCTTGACGGCGTGCCGATTTCGTTCCCGTCGAACGGCGTGATCGATCCGGAGACGGCGTTGATGATCTCCGGAGACTGGAGCAAACTCGTCTATGCGATCCGTCAGGACCTGACGTTCAAGGTCTTCACAGAAGGCGTGATTACCGATGCGTCCAGTCCGCGCCAGATCCAATATAATCTGATGCAGGACGACATGGTAGCGCTCCGCGCCGTGATGCGGATCGGAGTCGCGCTTCCAAATCCAATCAATCGTGCGAACGCCACGAAATCCACGCGGTGCCAGTTCGCCGTGTTGACGGCG